CCTTCCCCCCGAGGCGGCTAAGCCTCGCAGTTTTTCTCGGTTTCAGTGGTGAAACCGCAGCAATCCGCCACACGATAGTGGCCGCGCTGCCTATCATCACAGACCGGGTCTAGGACCCGGAACGTCTTCCGTCTTCCATTCCGATACACCTTTACATAACGTTTAGGTATGCTCTTTATGAGCCGGAATGTCTCGGTACTCTCCGAGAACGGTGACCATGACGTTTCGCCAAACCTATCAACAAACCGAGCCTCTCGATGCCAGTCCCAATAATAGAACCGCTCATCAGTGATCAAGCGGTCCCTGGGACAGTACCTCAGCGCTTTGAAGACCCATCCTTGTTTCTGGGCGTCCCACAGTGGGACACTAGAATTCGGTGGGCAATCAAAAGGACGATCCTGGCGGATGCCAGAGAAATCCGGAGCGTCCGAGGGGACAACGAAGAGGCTATTTCCCGTGCGTAGAACTTCACGCTCGAGGAAAGAGAGGGTTGTGGCAAGTTCTGCACGATCCCACCTCCTAAGTAAATTGTTGATAAGTTTGTAGCATTCTGCTACGTAAGGAAGCTTAGCCAGTTCGACGCCAGTACCCTCGGGACTGCAAGGCCTGACATCGACACCGCGGTAGTAGTCACCACCGCAGCTTTCCCGAAAGTCATGGTCTACAAAGGTTTTGTCCTGATTCAGAACCAGGCGCAACCTAGGCAGTATGGACGAGACGTATTTGTGCATCCGAGTCGGATAAATCAAATCGTCGCCGTACACACTAATCAAACCATAAATTCCGGTCAACTCTTGAATCGCCTTAAGGAGCGCGTAAAACAAGAGAGTCTGGAGCGGAAAAGTAAACCCGATACCCATAGCCATGAAAGAAGACAGACTGCAAAAGCTCTGTCCGATCTTCACTCTGGGTACCCTACCAAAACTGACCGCGCGATACCATGCGCGTGGCAACAACATGTTGACCAAGTCGGCACCAAACGAATCACTAGCGGCAGACATATCCGCCGTGACTGATTTGAGGGTTACAGAGGCCTCCTTTGCATACTCGCGGTGTTTAAACTGCAAGCGCTTAATGTTCAGCCTTGCCCTTTCCTTCAACCGACGCTCAATCAATTTCCCCAGACCGTAGGAGATAAAACTTCCAATGGTCGTGTTCGGGGTGATCGTGCGTAGTTTATCCCAGGCTTTTGGTACATGTGTGGTGTTAAGTGCGGGTGCATCATCCGACGATACCACGGGATCAGGGTAGAACTCACCATATTTCTCGCGATATATCCCCCGTAAAACGGGTTCAGCGGCCAAGAATGTTGAGACAAACCATTCCTTATGATGCAGCGAACCGGATAACGAAGCTGTAAAATCGGTGGCCTTTGTGCCACCTAGCTTCGCGTCGAGATAACTATCTCGTAAAGGATTACCCAGCGTCGCGCGTGTACTAAATTTACAAGAGTCGAAATGTTCGTCTGGGTCATATTCACCGAGGATATCCTTGATGATAGACCGAGCTTTTTGGACGACTTTCCGTAACATTGGTGTCATTTCCATTGGCATCGCAACCCGTTCCTGAGTGGACATGAACTTTCGCTCAGCTTCCAC